GCAGCATCGGGCAACTCAGCCTTGTCTACAGCCTCCTTGATGGTGGCTTGTGCTTCAGCCTTTGCCGCGTCCTTCACCGCCTTCTCAGCAGCTTCCTTGAGGGCATCGCGCTCCGTGGTCAGAGTAGTAATCTGACCTTCTAGTTCCGTGATTCGTTCCTCGTTCTCCATGGCCTTCTTAACCTCCTTGGTTATTTCTGCCCTGATATCGGCTTCAATTAGTTTCACCAAGTCAGGGCGCTTCTCCTTTAAGGTTGCCAATTCTACCAGGTCTATATCGTGGCCTCTATCTGATTCGTAAAGTGTAACGACACCACCGGCGCCTGGCTCGGTCACAAAATCAACCGAGTTACAGGCAACAAGTTTCTCTATCACCAGAGTTTCCTTGCCATCGATGGTAGTTTTGGAAGCGGTGCCCACTGCATTGATGGAAACGCCCATCTCTGATAGCATTCCCTTCTCCCGCAGTGCGGCTAACTTCTGCATCATCCATGGCTCGATAATCTCGGCAACACCAGTAACTTTACCGTTCTCGTCACAACTTACTTCAACCAGTGTGGCCACCCAGTCCTTTATCGACCTCTCCGGCCGGGCTTTGTCTTCCTCTTCGGTCGGGTGATCGGCATACATCTTCATGCCTTCGAATACTTTATAGTCTCGTAGCAACATCTCAGCAGGATAGTAGCGGTCTTCAGTAGCGTTGAAGCCAGCCTTAATGACATCAACCATAGCCCTGCCTTTATCAATCTTGGCTTCGGTGAGGGGAATGTAATTCAGGATCCGTTCCCTAGTCTCGACTTCCCTCACCCACCTGGGAATGTCCTCGTCCTCTACATCCAACTTGCGGTATTCTGCCCGTATCTTCCTTTTAACAGCGGCTAAATCAGCGGAGGGTATAGCCACCTTCTGCCCCCTGAATCCGCCAGGGCTTAGAGCCGCTGCCGCTCTGCCTAACTGTGCCCGGGTGACTTTCTTGGTCGGGTCTTCCCAGAGCCGGAGCTTCCAGGTTGTAGCCTTCTCTGGGTCTCCTACATAAGCAAAAGCCGCAGCCGGATATTTCTGGCCATCCTCGGTCTTCATAACTGCCTGCTCTTTCAGCCAGGTCAGAGCCTTGTCAGCCTCTTTCAGAGCCTCTTTAGCCTTCTCCTCATCCGGTTCTTCAGACGAGAGAAGTTCCTGGCACAGCTCCACGATTTTCTTCAGCCGGGTGGCATCTAAAGTAGCATTGCGCTTGCCCGCTTCCTGGATTATCTCGGAGTATTGCTTTTGTAAAATATCTATTGGGTTGATTGTTATAGCTTCTTCACTCCGCATGGTTACCTCCTTAGTCGGTTTCCGCTCCCCCACATCCTTTGCCCTCATCTGTGTTTCACATTTAGGGCAGGATTGGGTATTGCACTTAATATCTTCAGCGGCAGTTGTTTCTTCACCGCACTTAGGACATACGCAAACATGTTCACCATGGGGATGAATAGCCTCCTTAGCTACCCAGTTACCATCCTTATCCTGCTTGTATTTCATTTTGACAGCAGCCCAGGCAGTGCCATGAGACTTGCCTTCATTGCCCTTATACTGCTTGAAGGCACTATTGAAGGCACTCATATAGATTTCCTGAGCGTGCTTGGGTAGCTTCTGCACGGCATCAGGCAGGTCGCTTAACGCATCGTATGGCATAATTACCTCCTTCGCTTCTGGCGCTTCTGGCCCTTTTTGTGCCTGATATTTTTGTACCCATGCCTCTCAGGTCAAAGCATGGGATATAGAGGAAAAACACCAACTGGCATACTACACCTTCCTCTTGCTGCCGAATATAATAAACCAGGCTATTCGCCACCGGACTGTAAACGGCAGTTCTTTGATTTCTGCTATATACTGGCGCCAGTTGCGCCGGTTTACTTGGCGTATCTTCTTGGCTAATCTGCCATTCATTTTGGTAACCTCGCTGGAGCTATGGCGCATGTGCAGCCTGGATGTATATCCCCCTCTGGAATCGGGAACTCCTGATTTACAGGTATAACTCCCACAGCAGCATTGGCGATACAATCATCGCAATTACCAGTTTCGCCACCAGAACCTAATATCCATTCCTTGCCCTCTATACCCATAGCCTCCATGTTGTCACGGGAAGCCTTGAATAATGCCTGCCTTGTCTCCGTCTTGGCTATCAGCTGGCTGCGATATCTACTCATATCACTAAAGGTGCTTCGTATGTCCCTTGACAACCCTGGGATGCCCCTTTTATTCTCTATCCCCTGACTGATAGTATGGGCTAGTCTCTTCTTGGTCTCCTCATCTAGTCCCTTAACCAGAGTAGCACCGTGCTTCTCAGCCCAGTCTATTGCCTGACTAACCGGCGGTCCCTCATATTGAATGGGTATCCCCATTTTCGTTTTACCATAGGAAATCATTTCAGCTTGACCCGATATGTAAATCTCAGCCAATTCCCCACCTATCATACTGGTTAAGCTATCGTCAAACGTGGCTAAAATCGGGCTTATAATCTCACTCAGTTCATCTTCTAATGGCATATAATCGCCTCTTTGAAAACCTATCAATCTTGCCTAGAACTTTATCAAGGTCAATAAGTTCATCTTCCCATATTGCCAAACAGCTAAAGCCGTATTGCCTATAATGCTCAATTCTACCAGCACCATCAAATAGAGGATGCCAGTAAGTTCCTAGTAGCTCAATCACCTGCTTTTTGCCATCAGTATTTATGAAGTCAGGGTTGCGGTTGCCAAGCCAAACCTCGCCATCGCCCACATATCTGAAAGGTAATTTTTGCTGGATAAAGAGGTCTATCAAGATTTGCTCTATCTTATTAGGTGATTGCCTAAAATAACCCTGCTTCCGTAGATGTATCAATTCACAAGAACGTGAACAGTATTTACCCCTATCGTGTTTCAGCTTAGAAGGTTTAACAAGAAAGGTAATACCGCATTCTTGGCAAATCCTTTCAATCTTACCACCTTTCCAGCGACCATTTAATTTACCTTTCCGCCCACAGGCTTTACACTGATTATATTCAGGTTCACCTTTTATGAGCCTTGTCCACCGCTCCTTACCGCAAACCTCACAAGCGTGCCAAAGCCATTTATTCCAACCCGATAATCCGAGTTGTTTAGCCCGTCTTACTTCCCCTATCTCTGGCATTATATCTAACCTATAGCTTCAAGAGCTGTTCCGCATTTATCACATATGACTTGGATGATTTGCCAACTATTCTCTGATTTCATTCTCTTTCCGTCTATGAAACCTATGCCACCAATACATTGAAATTTCCCGCAAGAACAGCTATAAGTTACATTCTTTTTAGGCTTTCTGGGTCTATCCCAGTAAGGGCTTCGGCACTTTGGACAGACTTTTGGTTGCTTCTGCTTACTTGCCCATTCATGCCCACACCTTAGACACCTGAATATTATTATCATCTTACCCTCCTATGTATATACTTTAATTATATACACAAGATGTAAGAATGTCAAGCTAATCGGATTCAGCATATTGACTATAAAGTTCACTCAGCTTACTATATGGGAATGCTTGCTCTAGCCGATTAAAGTATTTAACTAGTTCTCGCTCTAGCCTTTTTCGTAGCCTTTGATTTTTTGGGCTCCTTGGGTTTGCTGGTATTTGTGCTTCCACTAGGTTGATTATCTGGTCCAGCTCCGCTATCACTTGGGTGGTCATTTCTTGCCTCAATCTTCCTTTTTGACTCTGCTATGTTATCAAGGCGTTGCTGCTCTCGACTATTGGTTACAGCCACTGGCTCTTCAGCCTTATACTGCAGGTGACTCTTCCCCATCTTGCTATCTTCCTTGTGGCTGCTTTCACACAAGACGCAGAAGTATTGCCCCTCTTTCTGCTCAGGAATTTCAAGCTGAATCTTCCCGGTGGCCTTGCACTCTGAACATGCCACCTGGATTAAGCCAGCCTCATATTCCTGAAAGCCGACTCCTTTGCACTTTGGACAGTCTTTTTGGTACAGCATTTCACGCTCCTTTCTTTAGGCTCTCTTTTAACTCCCTCAACGCCTTTACCAGGGCGGCTTGAGGGTTGCTTTTAACTTCTTTGGCTAGGGCATCAAGCACCTCGGCCGGGTTGTTTATCCCCAGTGACATCAGCGCTATCTGTTGCACATCCGGTGAATTGGCGAACTCAGGCATAACAGTTAAAATCTGGACAATGGCCGTAGCCACTGCTAATACATCTTCGGGGGCAATCCTCGGGAAGTCCCTATCGATATGGGTATCAACTGGGACCTGGTTATGCTCCAGAATAACCTCGTCCATGTCCTGGTAGCCATCACTCCATACTCCCTGGTATGACTGAAACATCTTCATCATCGGC